CAGGTGGTACTGCTGAAACTTTTACTACAATTACTCAATTATCTTTAAGATTAGAAGAATTAAATTATCCCGCTTTTCAATACGATGGGCAAATAACTTCTATTGCTAATTTAATTGATGCGGGAACAGGAGTTACTATTACAGGTGATGGTACTGCTGAAAGTCCTTACATAATTAACTCAACAGGTGGTGCTGGTTCTCAAACTCTTGCAGAAACTTTAGTATTAGGAAACATAACCGATGGTACTGATATATCAATTTCAGATGGCGATAAAATATTATTAGACAACGGTGCAAACTTAAAAAAAGGTACAACTGATGCAGGTCTTGGTGGTTCTAAAGGCATTGCTTTACGATGTGCTGTTGATTACGAGTTAAAATGGGAAGCGGGTAGATTATACGTTATGGGTGGCGATGGCTTTACCATTCGTGAAGTATCACACAACTTTACTACTACACCAACAGTAAATGATGATGTAACTAAAGGATTTATTATTGATTCACGTTGGATTTTAGATGATGGCAATGTTTATGTTTGTAATGATACAACAACAGGAGCTGCCGTTTGGGAGTTAGTTAATACAGGTATTACTCCAACGCTTCAAGAGGTAGCAACTGTTGGTAATACATTAACAGATACTGAAATTGTTTTTGACTCTGCTTTTGGAAATAATGAAATTTTAATAAATGTAAATGATGGAATTTATGTAAAATCTATAGATTCTGATAAACAAGCATTTATTGAACAAAGTGCATTGGGAATATCAAATTATGATGGCACAAATACAACATTTTTATTAGAAGAAGGATTTAATCATACTTCTTCAGGTGGTTTTCAAAAATTAACTTTTGATACAATAGCTTCCAATGAAGAAATAATTATACCAAATGCTTCAGGCACACTTGCTTTAACTTCTGACATTACTACTCCTACACTTCAGCAAGTAACTGATGTTGGTAATGAAACAACTAATTCTATAAAAGCAACTCAATTAGTAACACAAACTAATGGTGCAAGTAAAAGTATGACTTTAAGTTCTTCTAATGTTAATTCTGAATTAACTGCTGAATGGCAAGAGAAAAATTATTTGGGTATTGCTGATATTACAGACATTCCAACTTTAGTAGCGGGAACAAATATAACCATTGATGACACAGACCCTTTAAACCCTATTATAAGTTCTACTGGCGGTGGTGGTGGCGGTGGTGGCGGTGCTTCTATATCATTTTATCTTAATGGTAGTGTATCTCAAGGCACAATAGGTGGTATTGCATTTAGAGAAATGGACAGAACTCCAATATTAGGTGCGGGTACTAATTTCACAATAAATGCAGATGGTTATATTCAATCATTTATCACAGATGCAAATGTTCCTAATCAATTAGAAATACCAGCGGGTAATTGGAATTTTGAAACATATTTAAGTGCTTCAAGTGGTGGTGGTACTCCATCATTTTATGTTGAATTATATAAATGGAATGGAACTACATTATCTTTGATTGCAAGTAATTCAACAAATCCTGAAGGTATTACAAATGGAACGACAATAGATGCGTATTTTAGTGCTTTAGCAGTCCCACAAACAACGTTATTAGCAACAGATAGGTTAGCAATTAGAATTTATGTTACTCATAGCGGTAGAACTATTACACTTCACACAGAAAATAGTCATCTTTGCCAAGTTATAACAACATTTTCAACTGGTTTAACTGCATTAAACGGACTGACTGCACAAGTACAAAATTTAGCAGTTGGAACAAGTGGAACTGATTTTGCAATTAGTTCAGCAACTGATACACATACATTCAATCTTCCTACTGCAAGTGCTACAAATAGAGGAGCATTAAGTTCAACAGATTGGAGTGCATTTAATAATAAGCCAGACGAATTACAAGTAGTTCTATTAAGTCAAGTATATTCATAATATTAAAATAAAAAATTATGCCAATAAGTAAACAAATATTAAGCGGTTCAACGGGTGGAATGCCTATTAAAGTAGTAGCAACTGCAACAACGGGAACAACAATACACGCAACTGGTACAAGTGCATCTGTAATAGATGAAGTTTGGCTTTATGCTACTAATACTTCAGCAAGTACTGCAACATTAACATTAGAATATGGCTCTACAACTGCACCCGACCAAAATATAATTTTATCAATTCCTTCTAAAAGTGGTTTGACTATTTGTGTTACTGGTTTAATTTTAGTAGGTACTGGTGCAGCAGCGAGAACAATTACTGCTTTTGCAAGTGCTGCCAATGTTATTAATGTTATAGGTTATGTAAATCGTATTTCGTAATGGGTAGGTTTGATTTTAAAACAAGAACGGGGCAAATATCTGCAATTATACAAACTCTTCCAGCGCTTACTTTCGATACAGATGCACAAGATTTTTTTAATAGAGTAACGGCAGCGGGTGGAATTTTAAATAGTACAGAGTTAATAGCAATTAATGACCTTGTATTAAATATGAAAGGTTCTAATATTTGGAACAGTATGAAAGCTATTTATCCAATGGTAGGAGCAAGTGCAGCAGCTTGTTCGCAGAATTTAAAGAGTTCAAGTTTTACGGGTTCATTTACAAGTGGTTGGACTTTTGCGAGTACTGGTGTAACACCTAATGGAACGAGTGCATATATGGATACAACGTTAAATGAAAATGCACAATTAACTTTAAATAGTACGCATTTATCTTTTTACTCTCGAACAAATAATATAGGTACTTATGGCGATATGGGTAATTTAAACACAACTATATTAGGAAATCCGGGTACAAATTTAAATATTAAATGGTCAGATAATAATTTTTATCCACGTGTCAATGATAACAATGCGGGAGTTTTAAATACTGGTAATTCATTAGGATTATTTATAACAAATAGAATTAATTCAACACAAGTTAGAGGATTTAGAAATACTACTTTACACGTAATTACATCTAATTCAATACAAAAATTAAATTTGAATTTTTACATAGGTGCAACTAATAGTAATAGTATACCACTATTTTTTTCTAATAGACAATGTGCCTTTGCATCAATAGGAGATGGTTTAACAGACACCCAAGCATCAGACTTTTACACCGCAGTACAAGCATTTCAAACAATTTTAAATCGCCAAATAATTTAGGAATTATGTCTGAACTGTTGTATATTTGTAATATGAAAAATAAATGGTCAACATCAACTCCATTAGATGCTAACTACATTGTTAGCAACTATGGTAAGAAAACAGTTCAGCAAATTGCAACTACTTTAAATGCTACAACAGATAGAGTAAGAAGAGTATTAAAAATGCAAGGTGTGCCAATGATGGGCAAGTCAGAATTATATGCTAATATAAAGCAATTGAAATTTGATTTTGAAGATGATTTATGCAATGATTACAATAACGGAATCAACCAAAGTCAATTAAGTAAAAAATATAATATAGGAGCAAAAAAAATAATATTGCTATTAGAAAGAAATGGTATTGACAGAACAAAAGGAAGCGGTTCAAGTTCTGTAAAAGCATGGGCAACTGGAAAGCGTAAACCAAGAAATTGCAATAAAGGGGGGACAAAAGATATTCATAATGCTCTATATGGAAGATGGAAAGCTAATGCAAAATCAAGAAACTACCCATTTAGCGTGAATATTGAATACTTACAAATTGTTTTAGAAAAACAAAATTATAAATGTGCATTAACTGGCAGCGATTTATTATGCCCGAAAACATACAATGAAAAGCGTGAAATGACATCAAATCCTTATTTAGTGTCTTTGGATAGAATAGAAAATGATTTGGGATATGAAGAAGGTAATGTTCAATTTGTTTGCGTATGGGCAAATAAAGCAAGAGGCAGTTATGATAATGAAATATTTAAGGAAATAATTAATAATTTAAAGAGACAAGTATAATGGAAGGATATATTTTAACAATAGAGCAAAAAGAAGAAATACAAGGGGTATTTTATGCCCCATACGAATTTTTTAATTGTGTGCAAGATGAGAACGATATTTGGTTTTTATTTTTATCAGACCAAGACAAAGCAACAATTATCAATACACAATGGGAATACTTGTTGAGTTTACCGCAAGGTGAGTACATACCTAAACCTATAATATTAAATTAATTAAACAAATAAAAAAATGGGATTATTAGTAAATGCTACTGAAGCAAAAAAGATTTTAATTCAAGGGACAGACATTGAAATACCTAACGTTTATGTTAGGTTAGAATATGCAGCAAGAGCAAACGGCACAACATTAGAAATAGCTATTGCTACTTACGCAAGTAAACAAGCATTTAAAGATGGTGCTGGTGCTATTTTTACAGATGTTCAACAAGGTGCTTTTACAGTTGAATTGCAAGAGGGACAAAAACAAGATTTAACAAGTGCTGAATTATACTCTAAAATAGGATTGGAAAATTTAGGTTATGCAGTAGAAATAGAACTTGTAACCAATGAGTAAAGAAACTTTAGATAAGCTATTAAACAAATGGATAAGCAGAAAGCTATTAGTTTTTTTTGTTGCTTGTGTAGGTTTGTTTTTTAGTAATATAACATCAAGTGACTGGGTAATTGTTGCGACTGCATATATAGGCATTCAAGGATTTACTGATATAGTCGCTAAAATAAAAACATAAAATAAAATGATTCCTCAATCACTTAAAATCTACGCATTGAATACTGCCTCGATGATTATATCATTCAGTAATATAGAACAAACTTTGAAGATAATTCTATTGACTGTCTCTATTGTCTATACTATAATTCAAACTGTTAAATTATTAAATAAAAATAATGAAGCTAAATAAAGAAGGCTACAACATTATAAAATCTTTTGAAGGATTGAGTCTTAAGCCATATTTATGTTCAGCAAAAGTGCCTACTATTGCGTATGGCTCGACTTTTTACGAGAATAACAAAAAAGTTTTAATGTCAGATCCACCAATTACTAAACAACGTGCTGAAGAATTGCTACAATTAAACGCTGATAGGTTTGCTCGTAAAGTCATGAATTTAGTTAAAAAGCCAATTACTCAAAATCAACTAAACGCTTTAACATCCTTTGCCTACAATGTAGGTTCGGGAGCTTTAGCTTCTTCAACTCTTTTGAAAAAGGTAAATGTAAACCCAAACGATTTGACAATAAAAGCAGAGTTTTTACGCTGGAATAAGGTAAATTCAATTCCTGTACAAGGACTTACAAATAGAAGAAAAAAAGAGTCAGAATTATACTTTAGTTAGTTAATTTTTAATTATATTTAAGCTATGGAATTAACTGATAATTGGTACGTTTACAGACATATAAGGCTTGACAAAAACGAGCCTTTTTACATTGGCATTGGATGTAAAAAAAACTTTTCAAGAGCATACGATAAAGGTAAAAGAAGAAGTGTTTTTTGGAATAATATAGTTAAAAAGACAGAATATGAAATTGAAATACTTTTTGAGGGTGTAAGTAAAGAATTGGCTTGTAAAAAAGAAAAAGAACTTATATCTATATATGGCAGAATTGAGTTAAAAAACGGTACTTTATGTAATATGACTGTTGGAGGAGAAGCGCCACCAATAATGAACGGAGATAAAAACATAATGAAGCAACAAAAATATAAAGATATTATTTCAAAAATAATGTCTAACAGAGTTGTAAGTGAAGAAACTAAATTAAAACAAAGTATTTCTAAAAAGAACAGTAAAATTATACCGCCATCTCAAAAAGGCATAAAAAAAACCCAAGAATCTATAGATAAACAAAGATTAAAAGTAATAGGTGAAAAACATAGATTGGCAAAAAAAGTAAAAGATATAACTAATGGGAATGTATGGAATTGTGTTAAATATTGCGCTAAAGAAAATAATATTAATTACTCTACATTAGTAAATATGTTAAATGGTTTTAGAACAAATAAAACTAATTTTATTTATATTTAGTTGCATTGAAAGGATTAACTAATCGAAGAATAAAAGAAGCTGATTTATATTTTACTCCGTAAAGTAGTGTAATTTACTACATTTTTCCATTATTTGTACAAAATATCAATCATTTAATATTTTATTTAATACTTTTGATAAACTAAACAAATAACTCATGGCTTCAAAGTGGAAAATTTACGATAATGATATTAAGTATTTTTTAGATAATAGTCAAGAAACTAACAATACTAAATTAGCTAAATTAATATTTGAAAAGAATAAAATTACTTACACTTGTTTTGATACTGAATTATTTTCACGTTACATTTCTCGAAACAGAATTACAATACAATTAGCAGATGATAATCAAGGTGTTATTAATGCTTGTGAGAATTTAGGAGTTGATGTA